GCTCGGCATATATTTTGAGTTTAGACACAGTCATTTCCTCAAAAGAAACCTCGTCACCTTTATTGTTATCTTGCTCGGGCTCCGCTTCGGCCATGTCCTCCGACAATGACGGCTCCGTAGGCCCAGGTTCGGGTTCCGGCTCCGGATCCGGCTCCGGACCATCCAGATTCGCAGTCCCGGTTTTCAAAACATCCATAGCATCGATCGGCCAGTATTTTACCCATTTCTTTTGAGATATGAGCCAAAGGCTGACCTTGCCCCGTTCGTCAATGGCTTCGGAAATCGGCCTTGCACTTCTTCTCGCCGCTTCCATTGCACTATTCTTTTGTGACAGCATGACATCGACATTGATATCGACCATAGTAATTACCCCTTACAGATTCTGCCCTGATAGTTAATTCCCGCGGCGACATGCTCGCCGGCAACCACCGTATAGAGCCTGATATACCGATATACCGTACCCATAAACTGGTTTCTAAACGGAATAATGATTCTACCGATAGACGTGACTATATCTCCGTTAATAACTGCAGCCGCACCAACGGCCACGGCGGCAAGATCGGTATAAACGCTGGCAAAGGTAGCGGAGTTCGAGCCCTGCAACAGAATGTCGTATCGCTCGTCACCAGCGGTACCCGCCCTCGTTGCTCCAAGCGTTGTATCATCGAAGACGTTTGTGCCGGCTGCGAATGTCTCAGTTGTCGCTATCGAGTCACCGGCAACCCCTTTGGTCTTGGCAGTTAGGATTGCAATATCTAACGCGAAGGCGGCAATATCGACTGTTGGGTGCGCTGTCATGTTTGCGGCGTATCCGGTACCGGGAGTCCCGCCCAGAACAAAGGCTTCGATTATACTGGCCTGAGTATCGGCAACCAAAGTGCCGACCTCGATGTGACCGTCGATATTATCGAGAGCGCCGTTGAGATCGAAGTAGTAAACCTTCGTATCAATGGTCATCGTATCGCCATCGGCACCGGCCCCAGTCGTTCCAAGTGTGCCGGCATCGAAAATGTTGGTTCCGGCCGTGAACGTCTCTGTTGTCGCTATCGCATCACCGGCTGTCCCGGTAGCTATTGCGGTAACGATAGAATCGTCCGAAGCAAACGCCCCCATTCTAACCAAAGGATGGGGCGATGTGGATCCTGCAAAATATTCCGTACCTGCGGTACCTGTCCCGTTGACCGTAGCCAAAACGTTTGCCTGTGTTGCGGCAGCATCTGCTCCGATTAGAATATCTTCCAACTGGGCCGGCACGTCCTTGAAACGATAAACAGTTGTGCCGATTGTCATTGTATCGTTATTGGCATCGATAGGATTCGTATCCAATGTGAGCAGCCCCTGCGATGAGTTGCCACCCGTACAGTTCGTGTCGAGAGTCAGAGCGCCTTGGGCAGCCGATCCATCGACCTCGATGCTGGCAATATCGATCAAAAGCTCGCAATCAATTCCGCCCTCACCGACATCGAGCCTCTTGGCGACACCGCCAACAAGGGCGGCCGCCGATGCAGCAATAGCGCCTGCATCCTTCAAAATCAAATCTGATTCATAAGTAAAGTTGTGTCTCATAATTTTTACCCTTTTGCATGGATATTGAGATTAAAGAACAATGGCCTGCCGGCAATAAACCGGCAAGCCGACCTTATTTGTTGACGTAGTTAGCCCGCTCTTTTTGCCAGTCTTGCCGAGTAAGTAATGCTGTTCGTGGCACCGACTGTAACGGTATACAGTCGGACATACGGATATATCGTTCCGCAGAATTCATTATCGAACGGCAGGATATATCGACCGATAGTATCATCCCTGTTGCAATCCGACCTCTTTGTTTCCATAGCGCCAAGACTAATGGCGCATTTTTCAACAAGGGTTGCGGCCGTGCAGGCGAGGTCCGGTGAAAGCTGAGCAATGATGTCATACATCTCATCATTGCCGACGATGTCCATAGCGGTAACGTCGATGATTATATCGCCCTGGACCAGCCCTTGGCCGATCAATGGAATAACTGTGGCGGCAGCAGAAGCGGCTATTGCCCCCGATGCCTTCAAGGTTAGCGTGGCATCGTCAACTGTGCGATTTCTTAACATATTAAACTCCTTTCAAGAGTCTACGTTTTGTGTTGGTTGAATTTCGTAAAACAAATTCACTGCCGATTACGCCGTAGCTACGGCATCGCTTATAGACCACAGTCTCGCAGCGGCTCTCGGATGCTCGATGCAGATTCCGTTGTACCATTCGACGCGGGTCAACTCAGTCACTGTCGCGGCCTGCTCGCCAACCATACGGACATCAATGCTCCCGTTCTGAATGCCCTCAAGCATCCCATCACCGACCGATATGCAGTAAATCGAGGTTGCGGTGGCGGTGGCTCCGACATTGTTGGATACTTCAAGGAAGTCCAAAATATCAGACCCGGTATGATCTCTGTCTGCGATAACAATCGGAAGCTCATCGTATAACATGACCGCTTTGCCAAATTCATCTTTTTCCCAGGTGATATTCCCGCCAACCGCTGCTGTGCGGGCCGCAACGCTAAGACGCCTGCGCATTTTCTTATTCATAATCAAATGCGTGGGATTATCGACCGAGTCAATCAATGTATCCAGATTCAACAGCGATAAAGGATCGCCGCCATTAGTCGTACCGTTGGCAGTCAACTGAGAGCCCGTCAATCTGACCTGCAACCCGTCAAGGCTTGCCGGCGTTGTGACCGAACTGCCCTTAATGAAAGCCAGGGTCCATGCGTGGGCAAGGGCCTTGATCTTCATAATTTGATGCTGCTCACGGACTCCCTCACCGCCTGTTTTGATTATGAACGGGTCGATCTCCAAGTCGCCGCCGGCAATTATAAGTGGCTCAACCTGTGGATTGATAATGCCCGTGCTTGCGGTATATCCGGCATTGATTCCGCGAAATCCGATGCCGGGCAATGTTTGCTCCTGGTTATACGCGAAGGCGTTGCCCGCGATGTCACGGAACGGCAATACCCTCAAGATGTCTGAGGTCATGGCATACGTTTCGACAACCGCCGAACGCTGAACCTCACCATTGTTTATCATAAGCTTTGAAGCTTCAATTAGTGTTAAAGCCATAACAGTTACCTTTCAAAATTCTTTTATTTGTTAATTCCCAACTCATGTGCCTTTTTAAGCCTTTCGGCGGGCGGCAGCTTTCCGAGTTCTTCGTTGGTGATCTTGCCGGTTCTCGTTGTACCCGACTGAGTAGCACCGCTTCCCGTGGCTCCTGTACCTTCAAAGGCTGATGCGAAATCGTTTTGTGTTTTCATCTCGGCAACAAGTTCGGTTATTGTCATCGGATGGCCGTCAGAGCCTGTCAGCCTGGGATTGTTATCAGCCCCAAGAACTTCGACGACGAAAGTGCCATCCACCTCACGAAGCCGCGTTTGCTGCCGGACATGAGGCATGAGCAAACGAACTGAACCCTTTTGTTCGGCTACTGCCTGTGTAGCCACAGAGACAATCTTTGCTTCTTCGAGCGATTTGGTTAGTTCTGACAGCTTTTCTTCAAGCCCGGATTTTTCCTTGCCGTGAGCTTCGATTATAGAAGCCTTCACGGCTTCAATTTGCTCTTTGACTTTCTGCTCAGGCGTCCAGGTTGCCATTTCCTCGACTTTAGCAATCGCTTCACTCGCTTTGTCTGGATCGAGATCCCCGAATTTCTTGAGTAAGTCTGTTGACTTGCGATTGTTTTCACGCTCTTTCGACAGTGCCGATTGCAGCTTGCTCACTTCCGCCAGTTCAAATCCGTCCACGGACGTCACGTCCAGAACGAACTTTTCATCGTCTCGCTTCTTGTATTCCTTGGCGACATCCTCCGCCAAACCATCCAGATTGTCCAAAATTGCTTTAAGTGCCATAACACAAAACTCCTCGGCTTCACGCCTTTTAATGAGCATCACGCTCATCGGGCATCACGCCCTGGTATTAGTTTTTATTACGGGCCACACGCCCGTATGTTTCTACCCTGCTTTCTTTTCAAGGTCCTTTAACGTCAACGGTCTATTCCTTCGGTCAACAAACTCATTTAGCTTTAATTGCCCTAACCCGCTTTTTTTGAAAGTTCTTCCAATTGCTTCAATGTCAATGGCCTATTCCTTTGGTCGACGAACTTGCTCAGCTTTACTTTGCCAGACCGAAAATACTCCGCACGCTTGATTCCGGCCTTGCCTCCGCCGAACGCCTCCGCCTGAAATGCCTTTGTCTGTTTGGCAAACCATTCGGGATATTTCTGCGTTGCCGGGACCTGTCCGTTAAGCTTTTTCATTATTGCCAGCCGCACATCTTTCGGTAGCTTGCGTATGCGTTTCTTCTCGGTTTTCGTAAGCGCAGACGATGCACGCGTGCCTGGCGGCAATTCTTTTAAGGGTATCCCTAATTCCTTCCAAGATTTTAATGCAGGAGCACTTGTGCATCTGCAATTATGTGTTATAATGCCCTGAGCAGAATAAAAATTGTTTTCAGTTTCGAGGTTATATACATGGCCAGCAAAATTAAATCTTCTGACATTAACAATATAATCCAGAAATACAGGTCCGGCATTTCCGCTCAAAATATCGGCTGCGAGTACAGAGTCTCCGTCCCCACTATCACCACTATTTTGAAAAACAATGGAATCAGAATCAGAGGCAACAAAAAAGAATTGCCTTCGAAAGAAATCTGCAAGCTTTACAGCGAAGGGGAATCTGCAAGAAGTATTGCTCGTCGTTTTTCTGTTACTGATAAGGTTGTCCGGCGGATTCTTATTCAATCCGGAGTTTCTTTGCGTGGCATAGAATCCAGAATGATCGGCTTGCCTGAAAATAAAATTCTTGAGCTTTACAAAGATGGAATCGGAGCCCAGGGAATAGCCAAAAAATTTAGATGTTCCCGACAGCCAATTTTGAGAATCCTCAAAAAACATAATGTCACTCTGAGGAACCGCAGTCAGCAACAGCAGGTCAGAATGGATAGGTCTTCGCCTTCTGTTATCTCCAAATTGACACAGGCTGCTCATAAAGCCAACAAGGGTAGAATATGCACGGAAGAAGAAAGGTGTAACTTTGCTCTTAGCCGAGAAAAGAATGTTCCGCAAAGTCTTTTTAGTACCTATGAAACAATCTTGAGACAAATGCTGATTGATCGCGGCATTTCTACTATCCCCCAAAAAGCCATTGGACGTTATAATTGCGATTTGGCCGCCTATCCCGTCGCCGTGGAAATCTTCGGCGGTCAATGGCACTGGTATGGATTGCATATCAGGAGATCGGAAAGAAGATTCAAATATATCCTCAATCGGGGCTGGAATATTATAGCCGTTAATATTAACAAAAGGCGATTCCCATTGACGCCCGCCGTCGCTGACTACATAGCGACCTACATCAAGTCTATTAGCAGCAACCCATCCCTTGTCTGTCAATACAGGATGGTTTGGGGTGCAGGTGAGTTTTCGACCGGAGGCAGTCTCGATGACGACCATTTCTCCATCGAACCACCTTTTACTTGCCGACACAATCCCGCTACTGGACGTTACGAGACTGTTGCCAGGCAAGCATGAATAATGAAACGGGGGCCTCCGGCCCTCACCGACCTGGTAAACCTTGCCGTCGAGATCCATACAAACCATACAGGTTCGAGTGTCCAGGGTCGCTATAATCTGCACACCCTTAACGACGTCCGTATTGGCCTTGTAAACTTCATCCCTGGCGCCATGAGCCACGTTGCTTGTGGCGGTCCTGACAACGGAATTGAGATTATGCCTGCTGGCATTGAGTATGCCGTCCGTGTACTGAGCGGCCCGGGTGCCCTTGATTCTTCGGACGATCTTTGCAATTCCCTCACCTTCAACCATCCCCATTTGAATTTGCCGATTGACATTGAAGGCGGTATCCTTCGACAGCTTTCCAAACCACTCCTTGACCAAAGCCCCCTCCATAGGCTGCTTAGTCACAAGCGACTTGAGCATACCTGCGCTAGGAGCAACAAAATCGTAGGCGATCGGCGTAACATTCTGCATTGTCTTTATCAGCCAGGCCGATTCAACCTCCGTAAAGTCCTTGAGCTGGCTATATAGCTTCGCTTGCATTGTAATGTATTGATCCCGCACTAATTCCCCGTTGTACTTGAACAGGGATTGCAGTTGCTTAGATGTTCCAGTCACCCTTCGCAGACTCTTTTCAATCTTCGCAACCAGGGCGGGCTCAAGGCTGTTGTTGAATTCAGTCAAGAGCTGATTGACAATATGCGTCTTGTGACGCTCCAGATATAGGGCGTGACGGATTGCCCTGTCAGCGATAAGCTCATTGACAGACTTCGGAAGCTCAACAAGTTTTGGATTCTTTTTAGCCAACTAACTACTCATTGTTATCATCGAGCCCAACCATACCCAAAGCCGGCCCTTCGGCCTCGATGGCGGCAACTTCCTCGTCTATGCTCAGCGTCTCGGAAAGCAGAGCGCGCTTCTTGATTTCTCTCAGGAACGTTGTTCTTGAAAGTTCGCCGGCCTGTCGTATCTTTGTGAGATCCGCAACATCCTGCAACGCCCTGACCCAGATAGCAAAGTCATTGAAGATATCCACCTTGAAATCGTCCGGTAGCTCAGCGCCGATCCATTCAGCTGCGATCTCGAAAGCCATTTTCAGCATTTTCTCAAGTGACATTACCCACGCCTGGATATCGCTGTTTGCCCTGGACTCATCTATCGACTGGCCGGTGGCTGTTTGATTGCCTGTCTTGCGAAGGAAAGGCTGCAAGCCGAGCATCATCATTCGCTCCTCAAGCTTTTCAACATCCTTGGCGCCTGCATCAATAGCGTTTCCTGAATGTTCCAGGAATTTTGCGTCTCCTTCTGGATTCTCCGTTGAGATTATTTGGTTTGGACCAAGTGCAATTTTCTGAGCATCTTCATCGGAGAATCCCTTAACGAACAGCGTTATCGTCCTCGCCATGTGCAGGATATTCCTCTGGTCACTATCACTGCGATAATGAGCAAGGTTTGTCTCTGCCAATTCTTTAAGTGGCGGTTCGGCGGCCATAAAGCCCGTCTGGTTTGCATACCCGGTTACGAGCGGAACTTTGCCGAGACTGTTGACTCCTTCGGTTTCGAGAACGTATTCGTCTTTATCTCCCTGGCGATAAAGTTGCCAGCTATGCGGCCCGATAACCCGAATATAATTAACCTGCTTCTCCCCCCACAGACCATCTGGCTCTGTCTGCGTCTCCGCTATCCTGATACGAGTCAGGACAGGCTTGCCGCTGGAATCTTTCTCTGTACGCCAGCCGATCAACTGATCCGATTTGATATTTATAAATCTGGGCATCAGCCCTTTAGCACGCTCCTCTTGCAGATTAGGAGTTGTGCCGTCGTCGTTAATTGTCGCCGGAAAGTCAACGAGAATGTGCCCCATCCCTCGGTTAACGAACTCAAAGAATATGTCCTTTGCCAGTTGCGACAGCGACTTGCCTTGCCCGTCAACGTTGTCCTCCAATTCGTCTAACGGAGGTGGCAGCTCACCTTGTAGCGTCAATGCCTTACTGAACGGCTTGCCGCAAATACTCTTGACCGTATCCCCGTAAGCGCTAAACAGAATCGAGTT